GGATCGTTCGCGGTAAGCCCCAGTCCGAGTGGACCAGTTCCCGCTCTCACGGGCATAGCCAGCAGGCTGGTTTCACATGTGCGTGCAGCATCACCTGCACATCACCACTTTGCTTAGGTAACATTGTGGGATAGCTCCTCCGACAGGTTTCCCCGTGGATTCTACCCAGAGTCTACAGATGAACCCTTTCGGGAGCACCATACTCTCTTTGACCTTTACAAGCTGTTCCTGACCTCCGACTTCGTTCGGGGGGGCCCAATTCAATTACAGCGACTTTTTACCTGGACTCGTTATAGCAAACCCGAGGGTCAACTACTCCTGTTCCGCGGTCAGTTACCCGACCGAAGCACGTACAGAACCCGAGGACTATATGAGCGTAGCCAACAAGGTATTATTCGCAAACCCCTCCCTAGGAAGGAAGAAAGGGTACAGCAAGGTTAGGTCTCGCCAACCAATGAGACCATACATCATAATGATGGACAGTCACTGCCACACTCCCAGCTACAACTGACCCACCGCCTGCAGCTTGACTCGAGCTAATAATAGCCAAGAGGATAGTCGGTGCAGAAGTGGGAAGAGAAAAGAGGGTTGCTCCGCGTGGGGATGAAGTACCTCGTCTCGAAGACACGAGGTACACGGGAAAGGAACGGATGGTCATCCGCCCACTTTTGGTGGTTACGATGATTGAGCAAGTCAGGGAAGTGGTCTTCAAAGAAGACTAGCAACTCCCGAGGCCAACAAAAAGACCATTTCCACCCCCCCCACGAAAAGCGCGACGCGAGCCTAGGAGAGTGGAGTTTCTTCTTCCATTGTTTGAGATCTGTCCGGCACAGTTTCTGGGTATAGGGCATCACCCGAATACCTTTCCACTGATCAACGAGATCTCGCGAAATTTCGGCCGAAGCCTCGGACACGAAAGAATAGCTCCGAGAAACGGGGGGAGGTCCCGGAACGACATCCAGGCACCGTTTCTCACCACGTTCCTTCACCGGGGGGGCATCCGCAAGGCATGCCGCCCGAAACCAACGACATCGGAGCAGCTCCGACCGCCATCTCCGGCCCAGGCACGAGAGCCCAGGGAGAACACCACGAAGGCAGATCTCATACCTCATCAAGACCTTGACGATCCATTGCTGGACCGACCAACGAAAAGATGAGATCCCTTCAATAACGGCGGGGAGGATAGTTCCGGGGACATTCCGGGTTGGTAGAAGAAAAGACAAGACCGGCTTAGCGATGAACCGGTGCTGAATAGCGTCGTAGATGGAACTGTTCATTTCCATCCAACGGCGGCTAACTCCTGTCTTCTCCTCATTAACAACGAGCCCGAAAGCTGAAGTGACTCTGGCCCAAGTTGCAAAGAACTCGGGCGGACCACAGAACAGACAATCGTCTCCATTGAACCTTCCCTTCCTGTCCACTTCACCGTCGTACGTGATATCGCAGGCGATATCAAAAGAAGCTTTATTGAGCAGGCACAGAAGAGGGAAACTGACCAAGTTACCCATCATCGAGCCCCGTTTTATGACGAACTCATCATCGAACGCCAAACGCTTCCAACGCACATCAGTGAAGGACTCCAAAAGAACCTCCCGCTCTTCCTCCGTCAATTCCGGGTCCTCCGAGATGACTCTAACAATCGTTTCAACGGCAGGTAGATAGATATTATCAGTAGCGGATCGATAATCCCCACTAATAAAACTTTCTCCCTCACGACGATCATTTAAGACGGTCTCAAAGTCCCCCTTCGTAATATCCCCACGGACACACCAGCCGAACGAGCTGATGTGGTCGTAGAGAGCGTTATGAACCGGTGCCAACACGCGCTTGACTCCGGCGGACTGCATCGTAACGACCCGATGCTTTCCCTTCGTTTTTGCCACGCCACGTCTGAGCAGATTGGGTCGACCCGAGAGGTCTGCATCAGAACAGGCGAGCGTCCCTCCTTGACAGGAAAGAACCTCATAACACCCCTGCTGGTCAGGGACATACTCATTCAGGACCGGGTCCCCTCCTTGGACCCGCCTCTCACGCAACCTCCTCCCCCATCCGGTGGCTAATATTCTCACCCTGGCCTCAAGAGAGGGCAGCCAGGATTGGCACCGGCGCAACTCGGAAATGGGCACGTCCTTGGCGACATGTGCGTCCCACTTCTTCCTCGCCACATCTCCGGCCTTCTTGTCACAGGGGGGGCATTCGACATCAAAGAGTCGTTTGCAAGATTTAAACGCCAGGCCTAGCCTACGAATATATCTACCCCTGCCTGTCGCGCGTTCCATCGCGATCTTGACGGCCTTCTCCCAACTAGCTCTTATTGACAGACAATCCGACCCCGAAACCGGGGGGAAATCACCTGGAATCTTGAATTCCGCGAAGGTGATCTGGATTGCTCTGTGGAGAGCTTTCGAGCTAATAATAGCCAAGAGGATAGTCGGTGCAGAAGTGGGAAGAGAAAAGAGGGTTGCTCCGCGTGGGGATGAAGTACCTCGTCTCGAAGACACGAGGTA